ACAAAGCCCAGGAAATGGTATCAACTTTGCGTTGGCAATGTGGTACCTTCCGGTACTACGTTCCCGACATTGGGTCGGATCGTTGGACGGCAAAAGCCAAGACAGTTTTGTCTGGAGGTAAGTTTACTCCTTCATTACTGTACGAGGTTATGCCGTGGTCCTGGTTGATCGACTGGTTTACGAATCTTGGAGATATAGTTTCCAATTTTTCGTCAAACGCAGTCGAAAACGAGACTTTGACTAATTGTTTTAGTATGGAATCGCAAGAGCGAATCCGTACTGTTACAATTAGTACCCACTGGGACTATCATTTTTCCGCACCTTTCGGTGTAGCATTTGAAGTTCCAGCCGGGTCGGCGAGCCTTCTATACTCCACTACGGAGGACTACAAGGCGCGTCGCCAAGCCTCTCCTTTTGGTTTCGGTATTCCCTCTTCCAGCTTTACAGCTAGGCAGTGGGCAATACTGGCTGCTCTGGGCGTTTCACGCTCCAGAGATAATCGGTCGATTCTCGAAGGAAACCCTCCGTGAACAGGCCGATCCCTCAAACACAAGGATCTTTCGATGTTTTCAGACCCTCTCGTAACGGAAACGCTGTGGTCAGTGGTCACGAAAGACGCAGCCGGGGACTTGTCCTGGGTTGCGTCGGAACGTGCCCAAAACCACTCTCTCTATCGACATCAAGACGCTGACTTGAACGACCATACTCTGTTCATCGGACACAATTACGGTCGTCGAGCCCGTTTCACCATTCGTCATGGTGTCTCGGGCTTTACGCCCAGTAATTTGGTCCCCGACCAGAATACGACGTTCACTCAGTCTGTCTATGTCGTAATGGATGTGCCCCTTTCGGGGCCAATCCAGGCGACTACTGCACAGGTTAACATCTTCCGACGGCAGATGAGATGTATTGGTGGATTCCTAATCGCGGCAGGTGTCGCGGGTACGAATCCCATTGCAAATCGTGTGCTGTTGGGCGAGACCTAATCCCTGCAGTAGCTGCGAGAGAACGAGAGGATTTGAGAGCCTTGGAGGTGTCCGAACCGAAAGGTCCGCCACCTGAAAAGCCTCGTAGAAGTCCTTGTGCAGGTACTGCTTGACAGCAGTACCAAGTGTGGTGCCAACCCCAAACGTGATCTAACTACGATCACGAGGAGGACCTTAAATGAAGGTGATAGCTTTCTCACTATCACTCTTCCGTCCTACGCTCAAGGATTCGAAAGAGCCCTTGAACGAGGATGCCTATCTCCAGCTCTCTTTCCGAAATTTCGGTTCCGGAGAGGAACATGCTGCCCCCAATTTCTTGGAGGGTACATGGATAGGATTTTTGGTCCTGATGGAGTACTCCTGGCCGAAGCGGATTCGGATTGCATCTTTGCGATTAGACAAATTTGTCTATTTGCGAAGAAGCTTAAACTCGCGTGCACGAGCGCGCGTGAGAAAGCTGCCGAGTCCGCCTTTAGCCTGTGTGAGCTTGAACTACGCTCCCATGTCGTCCCCGATGAGCTTGCTGACATTTTTAGTCGTGTTAGTAAGCTTATCTGGAGCGATATTCTTCATGGGGTTCCTTTTGGGGATCCCTATGGCGAGTACGCTCCGCGACATGGTCCTGGCACTACTCAAGAAGGCATAAGAGGAAATCGCAAGTTTGCGTTTCCATCTTGGCCTTCTCGATTAGAAGAAGAGTTTCCGTTGACGGAATTCGGAATCGGTTCGATTTCAAATTTCGACTCGGTAGACTCTATTTTACCAGGATGTGATGTAGTTCATCCCCGGAACGAGACACCCGTAAGGGTTGTCTTTGTCCCTAAGACCCAGAAGAGTCCTCGGGTAATTGCGATAGAACCTGTGTGTATGCAATACATACAGCAAGCTATCGCGGTTTGGCTTAAGCCACGAATTGAGCATTCGTGTCTTTATACGTCCGGTCGAGTTAACTTTACTCGTCAGGACATAAATGCCAAACTTGCACTATCTTCCTCAATGGATAAGAGCCTTTCAACTCTTGACATGTCGGAAGCTAGTGACCGAGTCTCTGCTCGCCTAGTATGGCGTATGCTCGCGTCTGTTCCGAAGTTTCGGAAACAAGTGTTTGCATGCCGCTCTACTAGGGCAACTCTTCCGAGTGGTAGAATTCTACCACTTAGAAAATTTGCGTCTATGGGG